GCATTGAACTCATTACGTGCTGACGTTGCAACTGCTGCCTCTGGTATTACGGCTAATACAACCGCAACTAATCAACAATTTTATGTTACATTTATTAACTCAACCACTAATGCTGCATACATAGATAGTGGAATAACATATAATCCTGCTACTAATATTTTAACCACTGTTGCATCATCTGCGCTATATGCAGACCTTGCTGAACGATATGAAGCAGATGCAGTCTATGACCCAGGTACCGTGTTAGTAGTTGGCGGAGATAACGAAGTTACCGTTACCGCAATTTATGCTGATACAAGGGTAGCGGGTATAGTAAGTAAAAATCCAGCCTATATGATGAATTCCGAGGCAGGAACCAACGAAACTCACCCCTATATTGCCTTAAAAGGTCGCGTTTCGTGCAAAGTTATTGGTCCTATTAAGAAGGGCGATCTACTAGTAACTAGCGCACATCCGGGATATGCCTGTGTTGGACAAAATGTTTTTAGCGGAGCAGTAATAGGAAAAGCCCTCGAAGATAAATCCGAAGGCTTTGGTGTGATTGAAGTTAAGGTCTAAACTGCCATTGGTGCTTTAATTGCATCGTGACTTTGATAATCTGCTAGTTCAATATCTTCCATTTCAAAATCTGTTATTACAGAAATTTCTGGATTTAATTCTAATCTTGCCAATGGCAGTGGGTCACGTGTCAATTGTTCTTTAACCTGTTCAAAGTGATTATTGTAGATGTGTGCATCACCAATAGTAATAATCAAATCCCCAACTTCTAAATTACACACCTGTGCTAACATGTGAGTGAACAATGCGTAACTTGCAATGTTAAAAGGCACTCCAAGAAACATGTCTGCCGAACGTTGATACATTTGACAACTTAGTTTACCGTTATTAACATAAAATTGACTCATCATATGACATGGGGGCAATGCCATTAAGTCAAGTTCACCTGGATTCCAAGCTGTTATAATATGCCTACGACTATAAGGATCGTTCTTGATTCCGTCAATTAATTCTAGCAATTGGTCATGATTTTGTAAAACAACTTTGTTGATACGCACTAATGGTTTCCGCCATCTACGCCATTGAACGCCGTACACTCGGCCTAGATCTCCAGGATGTCGTTGCAGTCTCTTATTCACCCAATATGGAGCAGAAGCATTATCTGACCAGATAGTTTTCTTTTCACTGTACCGTTCACCGTGCAAAATTTCCTTCAAACGATTTTCGTCTCCACTGCCTTCAATGAACCAAAGTAGTTCACTGACGCAGGCCTTCCATGCTAACTTTTTTGTAGTAATAGCAGGAAAGCCTTCAGTAAGATCGAATCTCATTTGAAGGCCAAAGATACCTCGTGTACCTACCCCTGTGCGATCAGGCCGATCATCACCGTTCTCTAGAATATTTTTTAGAGCGTTTAGGTAAACATGATCTGGATGCATTATTCAGCTTCTACAGTTTGTTGTTTTTTACTTTTAGGCGGATCAATAGCGTCTGCCTGTTTGCGTAGAGCTTGTGCTTCTTTGAAAAGTTTATCAGCCTTTGATCTCATTTCAATAGGTGTTAGTGCCTTAGTACTGACTGCTTCGACTACTTCGGGAATAATAATTTCTTCCTTAGCCGCTTTTGCTTTTTTATCTTTAGGCTTACCTTCCTCACTTACAGCGAGTTCATCTAGACTAACACCTTTTTGTTCTGCAATAACAACATTGAGTTCGTCGAGCGGAATAGAAGATTGCGAGTTCTGAGTCATCAACACAAGACTAGTGGGAACTTTTTTAAGATGTCCGTGAGCATGTAGCCAACTTAACATTACAGTTCCGTCTGGAAATCTCCTAGTTGCTAATACATCCGCCAGTTCATTTGCCTGTTGACCAGTGTCGCTTTCAATCAATGCCATAAGAGCATCGTGATATGCATCGCCTAGGCCGGTAGTACCGATTACCAAAGCGCTCATTGCGTCGCCAGGAATAGTTCTATACGCTACAGCAACTCTAGCTGAGTTGTTTTTCATTTTTCCCACATGTTTCATGCGATTCTCCTTTTATTCTGCCGGTTGATCAGTCTTAGCAGGCGCAACAGCATTTAAAAAAGTGTTTAACTTATCAAATGCAGCCCCTACCGCAGATGCCTCGGTAGCACCAAATGCGCCACGACGAACTGCAACATCAACAACTGATCGAATGTTGATTAAATCTGTAATTGTTAATTCAGGAGCAGGTGCCCCTTGAGCTTCTCCACCAACTGCTTCGCTGGTTACTTGTGCTTCTTGATTTTCCATTTTAAAAATTATCCTTTATTTTCTTATGTAAATGATGACACCCTAGTGATAACATAGTTAGTTCTTTAGGATCTTCCATACCAATTTCAGTAATTTCTAAAATTTTCCTGGTATGATCCAGCCCGTAATTTATTTGAACTGAGTACCTACTATTAAGATTGTACTCTATCCAATATTCTACTGCTTTAACATCTATCCTATGATCAATAGAGAGTCTGGCAAAATGTTCTGGAATAAAGGATAGTTTCCTAAATCCCAAAACACTCAACGCATTAACTGTCCCTCTATTTAGCGACATTATGTACCTACTTTATTTATAATAGGCTGTCTGACCGAACGGAGAAACGATACTGTCATTTCCGTGAATAACAAACAATGCATCACAATAATCTTCGTCGCCCCAGCTACCGCATGGATATCCGTCAGTAAACATAATGAATTTCTTGGGCTCAATGCCTTCTTCCTTCATAAATTCATAATTGGCATCAAAGTCAGTTCCGCCACCACCTTTAACTTCGTAGTGTAGAATGTCTTCAGCAGTATCGCCAGTGAATTGAGCATAGTTGTACACTTGCGTATCAAAACACCACAGGTCCAATTTAAAGTCAGTGTATTCATCCATAATACCTTTAACTTCGCTTAGGAAGTCTTTAGCCATTTTGTCTGAAATACTACCTGACATGTCAATTGCCACTGACACATCAATAGTTTCTTCGTTCATCATACCTGGCAAAATTGCACCGCAATGTTGCGACTTACGGTTAGGGCGGCTGAAGCTAAAGTTACTCTTAAGAATACTTTGGATATTCATACGTAAAAGTTGACGCCAGTCCATCTTTGGTTCTGTAAAGTCACTAATCATACGCTGTACACCTGCCGGCACTTTACCAGCACCTGCCGATTGAGCAGCCGCTACCATAGCTTCTTTGATCTCATCACGGATCTGTTTCTTTTCTTCAGCAGTAAGTTTTGGACGACCTTTGCCTTTACCGTCAATTTCTTCTCCATCTTCCCCTTCTCCGTCCCCTTCTCCGTCCAGGTGCTCGTCTAACAATTCACCTAGTGAACCAATATCAATCTTCTCTGCCTTCTCATACAGGTCATCATAGATCTGTTCATAGCTCATGCCACGATATTTGTCGTCCTGGAAAATCTTAATGAATGCAGGAACTGTACCAATTCTTTCATCTTTAAGAATTTGGTTAGTGGCAAAGTCGGCGGCAATGTTTGACAACTGTGGATCGCGGCTATCACGACGTCCCATGTGATCAAATACATTATGTAGAACTTCGTGTGCAAAACCAAACTCTGCTTCTTTAGGAGTGAGCTTGTTTACAAAACCGTAATTGAAATAGAAGTTACGACCATCTGTGGCTAGTGTATTGCACCAATCCGATGCATCTATCATTTTAAGACGAGTAGCTAAATTACCAAAAAACGGATGTCGGAGCAACAGACCAACTCGTGCGGTAATAAGTTTATCCAAAATCTTTGCTTTTTCGGCAGAGGTAAATTCCTTACCAGTCCAATCTTGTTTCTTTTGTTTTTCAGTTTTCATTACTGTCATAATAACTCCTAGTTGCGATAATACTATTATATAGTCAATTTATCAAAAGAGCAAGCAAAAAGGACCCCGCAGGGTCCAATTTAGCCTTCCATTGCTTGGATAATATACTTGCCGTACTTATCGTGGAACTTGTCAAAGTTCTTCAATTTGCTAGCATCAAACGGCAGTTGATAGTTAGTCAACGCAACCTTTGCACCCATAACGACTAATTCAGTTGGGAAATTATCCATCATGAATCCAAAGAAGTTATCTGCCATAACATCCCAATCCTTAGCCTTCTTACGATCAGCTTCTTGAAGCTCGTAGCACAGGCTAATTGTCAATGAGTACATTGCTGAGATTTCTTTAATCTCTGACTTCTTAATTTTACCTGCCAAAATATCTTCTGGCTTAGGCATTTGTTTAGCAACCTTACGGTGAGCCATGAACTTAACAGCAAGACCTTCACCAACAGCACCTGCAATCAAATCAGTCAATGTGTTATCTGCAACATCATCTTCTTCCAACAACTCGCTAACAAACATCCAAGAACGGGGAGTAGCAAATGCCTTGCTAGAACTCTTTGGATCGAAGTCGTACAAGTCTTGCTTGGCAAAACCCAAATAACCTACAACTTGTTCGTGAACGCGATTGCTAACAGCCCACTGGTGCCAATCTTCAAAATCGCAACGGAGTTCAACGTGCAGGAAACGGTTTGCCAACGGAGCAGGCATACGGAATGTAACACCTTTGTCAGTTTCGCGGTTGCCGGCAGCAACAATAGTTACACCTTTTGGCAAAATGTAAGTACCTACACGGCGATTCAAAATCAACTGATAAGCTGCCGCCTGAGTAGCCGGCGCCGCAGAGTTTAGTTCATCTAAGAACAAGATAGAAGTATCTTCTGGATCGCTAGGGAATTCCAATGGAGGAGCCCAGCTCATTGTACCCAAGTTAGCATTGTAAAATGGAATACCTTTAATATCTGTAGGTTCCCAAAGGCTCAAACGGACATCAATTACATTACGATCTTGCTCAGCGCCTAATTGCTTAACAATATCGGATTTACCAATACCGGGAGGGCCCCACATGAAAACAGGGCGTTGTTTTTTCATACATTTACGAATGGCTGCTTTAGCTTCGTTAGGACTAACTGTACGATTGGCGGAAAGTTTCTCTGACATAGTGCTTCTTTCTAAAAAAACTGTTGAAGTAAGTTGTTTACAGTGTTACTAGTATAGCAAAGATCTTGCACTTTGTCAAGTGATTTTCTGTTTTTCTTTAAATCTTTCCTGCGCTCTTTGGTATTTTGCAATGTTGCCAGAAAACAACACTAATTTGACAGCCATCTTTTCTCCAAATACCCAAATCTTTCTATTAGACAAATAAAATGGGCAATCTATATTTTGATCAATCCAAATGGCCAGTTTGTTAGTAAAAAAGATAGGTTCATCGAATCTAATTTCGTAACATTTGATACCTGCCTGTTGCAGACATTCAAATCCTTGCTCAGTGAGTCTAAGCCCGCCTTTTTCTTTTTTTCTTGGGTTGACCCACCAAGTTGGGATAGTTTGTTTAATCCGCTTCTCATCAGCTACAAGCCCCTTGGCTTCTAGAACGATTTTGGTTATTTCATGCTTCGGATTCATTTATGACTTTTTCGCCGGTAGTTAATTTGTAAACGGCAAAGTCAGCGGTATTGAATAGTTTGTTTAATTTTTCTGCTAGATTAAACGCATGTCCACTATTCGAAAAACTAACTTTCTTATATTTTGGTCCCAATTGTTGTGCCACTACACTGGTAGTTTTAAGATTTATGGGTTTGTCGTTATAAAAAACAGCCCATATTGCATCTGATTCTAAAACTTGGTCAGTTTTATAGGATTTTTTATTAGTAACTTCTAATAAAATTTTAGGTTTTGGTCTGCTCATTATATACGTTCTCCGAAAAGTGCGTATATATTTAGCAGGTTTTAGAATTTGCCGCCGTCTACTTTTATTTCGATCTTGTCTGAAAATTGATTCTCAGACATTTTTTGTTCAAAGTTTCCTGCTAACCTAGTCATTGTTATACTAAGGCTATTCTGCAAATCCGTAGCTTCTTTTATAGTCAAAGTTACAGATTTTTGATTGCTTTTGATAGCAATTCTGGTCTTTTCTAAGAAGTCTTCTATGGGTAATGTATTGAGTTGTTTCATGTTTTGTTAACAGTATTAAGCATAGCCTTCATTTCGGTCTCTGTTTTATAAGGACCGTGAAATGGATACCGCTCTAATGTAATTAGTTTGGGACAAAAACTCTTAACCCATCCTTTGCGGAATTTAATAACATAGTATCCTGCACAATATTGACTCTTGCTTTTGGCACTCTTAGCAAACAGAGGTAATTTTTTCTTAACATTGTATACTGCTTCATAGGGTTTTGAGCTACATGGAAACTCGTAGATTTTATAACCAATCGGCTCCATTTCAAATTTTGGAGTTTTTTTCTCTTCTATAAGTGATACTCCAAATTCGTTAGTAAACTCTTTAAGATCTTTAAAGTTAATCTTCTTGCCGTGCCTAAAAAATTCATATCCTTTTTTTAGCTTGGCAACAGAACCAATCTTTTCACCATGGTCTTCAATAATCCATTCCTTATTAGGAATTAACACTTTAGAAATGATATTCATGCTATGTACCTTGCATTAAGAGGTTCTGCATAACTAGTAACCTGTTCACTGATTTTAACTAGATCATATTCAGCACAGAATTTAAGTAATCGAACTCCAACCTGCGGAATATTTTTATCAGCAGTAGTTGCAGTTTCAATTGTTTCTTTAATGATAATTTTAATGTTATCGGGCTGTGCAGTTAGATCACACAATTTAACGTTGCGCTGGTAGTCTTCCATCACACGATGTTCTTCACCTTCATGGTCGGTCCAACGTTGCAACATGAGATTGTTCCACGAATATCCTTTGGATTCTCTATCGGCAAAGGCCTCACGGAGACCAACCTTATTCTTTGTCCCCTTCTCACGTACTCCCGGATATGCAGAGAAGATGTTGTCGGAGGTGTCGCCACGCATACACTTCTCAAATAGTAGCCATCCTGGATTTGGAGCGGCCTTGACTTCAGCAGTTTTCTTATCTTTAACAGGCTTACCCTTTTCATCAAAGTATCCTTCGTGTGTGGTTGTAATTTGCATTACTCCGTTATATTGTTTCACATTGGGTGCAATTAATTGTGCGAAGTCTCCATCTGTGCTGATAATCACATGACTATCTTTTGGATGTGTTTGTATAAATCCTGCAATAAGATCATCTGCTTCTAACTGAGGATTTTGCAATACTGTGCAGTTAGTCTTGTTAGTAACGAAGTCTTTAAACTCGTCAAATGTTTCCCAAAAGATTCGATCTTCTTCTGCCTCACGTGGACTTTGTGCCGCACGAGCTTCCGTACGCTGACGCTTGTAAGGAGCATAGTAATCCTTACGCCAGCTACGCCCCTCGAGGTGGAAAATAACATGATCGCCTTTAAAGTCTTTCCACGCCTTGCGGACGCTGCCTAGCACAGTAGCTAGACTCATACCTACTTTATCTTCAAGGCTTCCACGCACCACATGCCTTGCTCGAAAAAATGTATTAGCTGTGTCAACGTGAATGTATGTTTTGTTCATTAAGAAACCTCAGTTTTTCCGTTACCTAAATTATTTACGTTAATATAACCTGCTGTTCGCTGATCCATATTAACACCGGATTCATTTCCTACATTTCTGCAGAGTTCGCTAAACCAAGAATCAACAATAGCTTCTTCACTATCGCCTTTGTATCCTGCTTCTCTCAATTGTAACACAAAGTATTCATTCCAGTCAAGTTCGAAGAACCCATTGCGGATATTGTCTTTGTTAACGTGTGTATCTAATACAGCTACCCAAGGTTCTTTGTTAGCAGTAGCTTGTTCTTTAAGAGAAAGTTCTATCTTTGGACTTTTGATAGATACTTCTTCCTTAATTCTAAATAATTTTTTAATAAAGTTTTTCATATCAAGTGCCCCACTCATTTTTAAATAACGGTACCTGCAATCTATCACTATATCGCAATCCATTCTTCATTGCGGCAATTGCCACTGTTTTATTATTCAAAGCGTAAACGGACTCTACTCCGCCAACTGGCATTAAGTATACATGCCCTTCAAATCCTTCAGCTCGAAATTCTTCTGTAGCCTTTAGTGCATCTTCAATGTCTTGTTCTGTTGCTACAACAAACTTCAAATATGCCGTACCGTAATTTTCATAGTCGACAACTACCTTAGGTTTAATAGCATCTTTCCAAGGCTCGCCGCTAGCTGGAAGTTTAGCACTTACACTAAATGTAATTTCTCTCTCATCACTGCCAAACGTCCAGTCTTTTAGGTATTCTTTAAACTTTTCAGTCAATCGCATTGTACCGTTAGTTTCAAAAGTAATCTCTTTCAGACTCTTCATGCAAGGTTGATTCAACAAGTCGGGATAGGCCTTTTGCCAACCTAGTAACGGTTCACCACCTGTAATAACTAGGTGCTCATCTCTCCATTCTCCAAACGGCAATGTTTCTACAATTGCTTTGGCTAGTCCATCAACTTCAATCATTGGACTTAGATCTTTAAAAGCAGGGTGCCAACTGGCGTAACTATCACAACCAGTTGATACTAGTGGCAATGCTTTATACTCTGTAAAAGGGATAATCATTGTATGAGTAGCCGCAATATCTGTTGCTTCGTGACTTATCTCACCTCTGGGCATACCAAACCCTTGACAGGTAAAGTTACAGCCATATGTACGTAGAAAAACGGAAGGCACACCCATATAGCGTCCTTCACCTTGAATTGAATAGAATAATTCAGATACTTTAATTTTGCTCATTTATTAGTTCCTAGGAGATACTTAAATATATTATACACTTTTATTTAGGTTTGTCAACAACATAAGGTACCAAATGAGCAATTTAAAAACAAACATTAATTGGATGCTTCACGATCACTGCACATCGGAATGCAGTTATTGTCCTACTAGACTTCGAGGCGGCCCTATACCTAAGGGTATATTAGACTATATGGCGGTTACTACTAAGTTAATCGATCACTATGATTCTTTAGATAGAAAAATTAATTGGACATTTGGAGGAGGCGAACCGTTAGACATGTTTGATTTTCCAATGATGTTAAAGCTATGTAAGGAGCGTGGCGGCAATGTTGAATTGACTACTAACGGTGGAAAACTTTGGTTAGATTGGTGGGCAATAGAACCACACATTGATCAATTGCACCTAACCTATCATTATTGGCAAAATCTTAACCTTATTCGTTTTATTATACAGGCTTTCCATAAGGCTAACAAACACATCAAAGTGATCGTTCCTATGCGTCCGGATCATTTCGAAGAAGATTTAACACGAGCATTAGCTATTGAATCAGAATTTAATATTATTGTTTCTAAGGCGGTTTTATACAACGAAGCAGATCGAGCCTTTGGAATGTTTTTTTATGATGATCACCAGATTAGTATTATGCTAGGAAAAGAATCAGTACAGGAACGCAAGCAAGATCGTGTGATTACAGTTGCAGAAAGATTTGAAAAGGCAGTGAATATTAGTCCATCATATACTGGTCAATTGTGTAATCTAGGAATTGAGAGACTAACAATTTCTCATACAGGATGGGTACGAGGAAGTAACTGTAATACTACACAGTTTGGTAATATATGGGAGCACGATTTTGCATTGCCGGCACATCCACAACGATGTGTTATGGTATCTTGTATAGACGGATTAGATCAACAAATTACTAAGTTTAATCAGTAAAGATATTGGACCACTGCTTGAGTTTTTCTCGCTTGGCCTCTGCGGCTTTGTCAATGTTAGCCCAGCTCACAATGTCTAGTTCCTGTAGAATATCAATCATTGCACACAGGTCGCCTAGTTCTTCTTCCAAGTGCTCTCTGTTAGTTTTGGATTTGCCTGGTTTTAGATTATCCATACCAAAGCGGCTAATTTTACTAACTGCTTGGATTACCTCTGCACATTCTTCCTGCAGAATATCCATGACTTCTTTTTCTTTACTATTCATTGTTTTGCTTTTTCGGTTAAGTATGTGTCGTTATGCACCCATTTATTCTTGACGAGAAAACCCCATTCTCTCTTTTGTGGTCCAGGCATAAACATAGTCCACGCTGTTATATTAGGATCGAGCTCGATACGATGATAGCTAGTAGCACTACAGATACGAAAGTGTCCAGGACCTCGCCACAAACACGTTTCTGCAATTTTCTTTCCTTCTCCATCGAATACAGGAGTCCATTCATAGTACCCACCTTTTAAAATTAGAGTAGCGTAAGGCCATGGATGATCATGCACATCATCGGGGTCTGACTTAAGAAACTTGTGAATGAACACATTAAAGGGGAAATGCTTTCTGTCTTTAAGAAAAATGTAGTAACGTTCGAGGTAAGGTTCATTATCTTGTCTATCCATTACAATGCGTTTGCGACCAACACGGTCCAGTGTATTTAAAATTTGATTAAAAAGGGATGTCATCGTGTGTTTCCTCTGAATGTATTTGTGCTAAACACACGTTGTAATCAATGATAAATGCTTCCCAACTTTTACGCATAGTAGGCCACCGTTCAATCATTTCTGTTAATCTAAACCAACTTACTTCATTAAATGTTTTGTAACAAATCATTGGATCGTCTATTGTAACAGGGCCATCATCATATAATGGCCATTCTTCATTTAGGTCAATTTGCTCAATAGAGTTTGACATGAAAAAAACCTTTCAGTTAAATCTTGTGTTTGTTTACGTAACTGCGGTAATCTCTTTTCATAGTGTGTCATAGTAACTATAATATGGTGACATAGTTCTTGTCTATGTGCCAGATAACTATCCCAGTCTTGTGTCCATTCATTGGGGTATTTAAATCCTGCATAATACATTTCACTGTACGATAAACGATCTGGCACCATAGGAACAGCATCTACTAATGCACCTTCATAACAGCCGATGCCCAGCGTTTCTTGCAAACTTGCACTAAACACAATCTTACTTTCACCTAGTAAGTTGTGATATTCGTTCTTAGTAAGTTCTTGATCTTGACAAACGACAAACTCGTATTGCGGTAACTGTTCTTTGAGATCTCTAAAAATTTCAACTTGCTTCTCAGGAGCAATGCGATGTGGAAACAAAATAAGATCACGCTTCTTCATACCTTTGTATAGGTTGAGCGTATTATCCATATATTCCATAGGCCAGCCTGTGCGAACAAATTTTGGTTCTTCACCGTTTAATATTTCGTCAAGATGCTCACTAAACCAAGGATTTTCTGTAGGATAATCATTTAACAGATTAGCATAAAACATTGTAATATGAAAATCAGTAGCAAAGTAGTTATGATCAAACGCATGGAAGAAACTCTTCTCGGCGTGTCTAACCCAAGGCTTATCACCAACAAGACGTCCTAAGAAATCTTGAGGGTCATAACTGCCAGCATGCCATAAGCCATGTGTCGTCACCGGAATGCTCAGTAACTCACTCATGTACTTTAAGTTTATAACGCCCGGATGCCAAGCGTCAGTAAAAATAAAGTGGTCGCCAGGATGAACGGATCCACTACAAAATAAACGGCCCATCTGTTCAACCTGACTAGCCTTGTATATATTAGTGCCACCAAAGTTGAGAAATGCTCCAGGAGTGGTAGCACTAGGAATGTCCGTAGGACCTGATATAATGTTGACATTGTGTCCTGCCTTTCGTAAGAGTTCAGGTACATGAGTCTTCCATTGACCCGTGTACCTTGTCTCTACTGATTCTAAATCAACGAGAAAAATTGTCATTGTTATGACTCTTTGGACGATAATCCTTACGGAAATTTTTACGATCACCTTGGTATGGTGGTCGAGAAAAATATCGATATTCCTGTGAACGGTACAAATCGCTAGGAACAAACGGAAGTAGATTAAATCTGCAGTGATCTAACCAAGCATCGAGATCATCAAAGATCTTAGATACTTCGGGCTTCATATAAAGCGTTTTTTGAATATAGGCGGGTTGTGCCATTTTGTTTTCTTATTAAGGAGAGTTAAAAAATGTAAGTGTAGCGCCATTCTCGCCATCTTCACTTACGTCAATAATAGTCTTTCGACTAGGATACCTTGTAGTAATTGTCGTGTTAAGTTCACGAGCAATCATTTCACAAGATTTATGGTTGAGCTCTAACGTGCCATCACTATAGCACTTTTCAAGCCAACGCTTAAACTGGATAAATTCAATATCTCGATCATCATCAAACACTTGAATGGAGACTTTGAAGTGAAAAATATGTCTATGGGGGGTTCCAAGGAAACTAACATCGTATTCGTCACCAGTGGCTAACTTAGGATCAGTTGCCGCCGCAGGATACATATGAATACCCTCTTTACGGAAGGTTACCCAAATCATTGATAGATCGTTCATTATTCAGGCTTAGCCTTTGCTGTCTTTTTATCTGCAGGTTTTTGTGGCACATTATCTTTCATCATATTATACATTTCCCATAGTTTCCAGTCAATGCCTTCGAGCAATTTAAAAAGTTTCTCTTCGTTAGAAGTTTGTGCTGCCGTTTTTGTAATTTTAGAATTAATCATTTTAATACCTTGTCATCTTTATATTGTGCCCAGTCTGTAAACTTGTTACGATCCATTAGTGTATGTAGACTGTGAGACCATACACCTGGATTTGTTGCTTTAAAATCTTTGTCGTCGATTTTAATCATTGTGTTGTAATTCCATAATTTAATATATGGAATTGGAACACGAATTTGCGGAATAAAATAATTGCTTTCGCATAGGCCGCCGTCGTGAAATTCTTCTACGGCACTTATTGGAATATCTAATGAGCAAAGATATTCTTTTTCTAAAAAGAATTGAATCATTTTTTCCCATTGATCCCATTCTTCCGGAGACTGTGGGTTGAAGCTATGATTGGCTCCAAAGAAGATATGTTCGGCACCGTTTAAGTTTAATGCAATATGTTCTACTGGATGTATACCTGTAACAAACAATGTCATTTTTCCAAATGCGGGAGTATGTTCAACTTCTACGCCTGTAAAGAATTGAACATCGCTTGCTTCGCCAGTTGTGTAATCACGTTTCATAATATTAGTATAACAGATTTAATAGATTGATGCAATCACTTATATTACCAAATTGCTGTAATTATTTTCTATCGCCAAAAATTTGTAACAGGTTAATAAACAAGTTGATAAAGTCCATATACAATGTCAATGCTCCTCGGACTTCTGCAACATCACTGGTTTCTACACTGAGTTCTTCACGAATCTTCTGTGTGTCGTATGCAGTCAGGCCTAGGAAGATAATAATTGCTAATGCTGAGATTACCATCTGCATCACAGTGCTACCAATGAAGATATTCACAATGCTAGCGATAATAATAGCAATAAGTCCAACAAACATAAACTTTCCAACATTATCTAGACTCTGTTTGGTAAAATATCCATACCCACTCATAACACCAAACAAGACGGCCGCACCCATAAATGCTGACACAATACTGCCCATGGTAAACACAGCAAAGATTGTGGCAAAGCTCAGGCCCATCAGTGCCGCAAATCCATGTAGGCAAAGTTGTGCAGTGCCCTTGCTAGGGTT